GAACACCTTACGTTCTCAAGTACACACCATCTCGTGACATCAAGGGTGAGTACGGCGTAGATGTACGCTACGGAATTATGTCTGGTATGGACCCAAACCGTGCCATTATTGCTTTACTACAAATGCGTTCAGACAAGCTCGTATCTCGTGACTATGTACGTCGTGAGATTCCAATGGACTTAAATGTTACGCAGGAGGAACAACGTGTTGATATCGAAGAAATGCGCGATTCTCTGCGGGTGGCTGTTGCTCAGTATGCTCAAGCAATTCCAGCCCTTGCAGCGCAAGGCCAAGACCCTAGTGAGATTATCTCACGTATCGCATCTGTTATCCAAGGTCGTCAAAAGGGACAGTCATTAGAATCAGTTATTGAAAAAGCATTTACACCAGAACCACCACCTCCAGCCCCAGAGATGCCACCTATGGCACCAGGTATGGAGCAACAGCTTCCAGCAGCAGGTGCGGCCCCCGCTCCTGCCTCGCAGCAACCTCCACAAGAACAAGCTGGTCAGGCCCCTGCTGCTGGTCAAAAACCCGATATAGCCCAACTACTAGCTGGTATCACCGGCGCAGCATAATCAGAGGAGGTGTAATATGAACAAAGGATCACGTGCAGCAGCTCCAATGGCTAAGCCAAAGGAAGGCAAGATGGACAACTCCAAGCCAGCAGGCGGCAAAGTAATGCCATCAATGATGCCAGCAGGACGCAAGGGAAACAAAGTCAAAAAGGGATAATAACTTTTTAATGGAAGGTGTACTGAGCGATGAAAGATAATGACTACGTTCCTCGCCCAGTGCGCTTTCTTGACTTAGTTGTTGTAGGCGTAGGCTTTATACACAACATTGCATCATCTGTTGAAACATTAACGGGTGAGCTAATGGAGTTAGCAATTTATCATTCAAATCATCTTACTCAAACCAATAGGGCTTGGGAAGATATGACAGCAGATTTAGAAAGTTTAGAGGAGGACAAATGACAACTGCACCGATGAACCCAAAAGCAGGCGTATCAGGTCCAGGTAAGTACTCAGTTCGTACCGATAATTTACAAATGGGTTCCACAGCATACGGTGAAGGCGTTGAGACACAGGCTATCAAGTCTGGCGCTCCGCTAGCCAAGACTGCAGATATACGTCCAACTTCAACATCAGCTATGGGAAAATCAGTAACTTCACTATACGCTCCAACTGAGCGACCAAACGAGCCAATCACTACAGGCATTGACCCTGGTGATGGTGCTGGATCAGATTCTTTAATGATGAATCAGCCACCTGATTACACAAACTTTAACACTAACATTCAGTCTTACGGTCCAGTACTTTCTCACGTTGCATCTTTAGAAAATACATCACCTGAAACACGTAGAGCAATTAGACAACTAATGGACTCACTATAGTATGGAAACACAAAAGATATGGAACCGAATTGGTGATGTAGCTTCATCTGTAGAAAAAACAGCAAAAGGTTCTGCGGTTAATCTTGCTAAATGGGCCGGTGAAATTACAGGTGGCATTGGAAGCGCTGCACGCTTTGCGTGGGATGTAGGTACTGCGCCTTGGAATAACCAGGCTCAGTATAATGGCTTTGTTCAGACATTTAAGACTGCTGCAAAAACAGAAGGAAAAGATATAATTAAGCCACTTGCATCTGCAGGTGGAGCAATTATGAAGGTTCCTGGTGTTGCACCAGCCCTTGAGCGCATTAACCAGGTTAATCGTGAGTACATTCGTGAGCCACTAACTACCGTTAGCTTAGTTATGGGAGACATCACATCAGGTCGTGAACCAGTTACAGGTTTTTTTGATCCTCAAGTTTATGCAAAAGCATACAAAGGCGCTCAAGATATTTCATTTGGTCAAGCAACTGTTGCTTTTTATAGAAATGTTTACGACCCAAAGTTTAATGTTTATGATCCAAAGCAACGCGAACAAGCATTTAAGAATAGTGCTTGGGGCAAAGCCCTATCTGGTACTTTTGATGTAGGCATTCAGTTAGTTGGAGATGTAACTCTTGCAGCAGGCAAAGGTGTTAAAGTATTAAAAGCATCCGATGTTGGTGTTGGTAAGCTATCAACAGCAGATGATGTAGCAAAAGCAGCAGAAGATGTTACAAAAGCACAGTACGGTGAAGTAAATCGTATGACTAAGGTGCTAAATGACTTTACTAAGAATGGTTCTGATTACGCTATTAGTCATCCAATGGTTAGGTCTTCATCTAACCCAGGATTGCTTGCACATTTGCTAGGTGATTCTATAGATATTGACGAAACAGCACTTATCTTGCGTTCTGCTTTGTCAGATCCTGTAGCAATGGACGAACTACGTCAATCTCGTCGCTACATTACAGATGCACTAGAGACTGCTCGTGGCGATTTGTCATCTGTTGATGAATACAAGTTATTTGCTGCCCCTGATGGTTCTGGAATGCTTCCATTTCTTAACGATAACCCAGCAGTTACACAAGATGCTCTTGCTAACTACGCATCACTTGCAGAAAACGATAAGTACTTTGCAAAGTTAATGGAAATTGGTGAAGGTGGCGGTGCGCTTACACGCACAACTGGAAAAGGTTTACAAGGACTAGAAAATTTAGTAGCTGAAGGCCGCGCTGTTAGGTTCTATGACAGAGTTAGCGGAAATCCTCGTGTAGAGGTTTTTCAACCAACACCTTTTCACCGCTTATACCAAAAGGTTTCTTGGGGATTAAAAGAAAGACCTGCAGGTTTAATTGACTTTAACGATGCTGATTCTTACAAAGAAGTAATTGCAACCATAAATGTTATTGGTCCAAACGAGGCACCAAGATTAGCAGCACCAACGTTGCGTGGTCTTAATCTTTTTAATGCAGAAGAATCTAAAGGTTTATTAGATAACTACATTGCTGCTCGTACACCTGAAGAGCGTATGGTTGCAGCACTTAATATCGAAAACTCAACATTTCGTAGATTAACAGATAAATACGATATAGACGAAGATACCGCTAACAAGATTTACAACAACTATAAAGGTGCTCGCACCTCTGCCCTGAAGTCTATTCAAGATAAAGGGTTTATGGTTGATGTAGATGGTTCAATTATTAAGGTCCCACAACTAGAATCTCAAACAGCAGATTTCTTGCCAATAATGGATTTTAAGTTAATGGATAAACTTCTTAAGCGCCATAACTCTGAACTTCGTAATTTTGTTGGTGCTGGAAATGATATAGTTCTAAACGTTACAAACATACTACAAGATGCTTTCAAGGCAGGAGCATTGATTCGACTTGGATATACAATCCGTAATGGTATTGATTCTCAGCTTCGTATTGCTGCATCTGTTGGCTCTATTGCTACATTGCGACACTTAGGTCCTGGAATTAAAAACCTTATTAACAATACTATTCCTGTTCCTGCACGCTTTATTGATACTTACCGTGCAGTAGATTCTGGTAGAAATATCAAGCAAGTTCAACAGGCTAGTGTAAAAGTAATCAATGAACTTAAAGACCTAAGAGGCAAAATTGGTTCTTTGGAAGCAAAGTTATCTTTAGATCCAGAAGACCTTGATGCAGTAGGCGAATTAAATACATTAAGACTTTTAGAAGAAGAAAAGTTAGCTGTGTATAACCACTACACGGATATTCTTAATCGTAAAGCTGTTGCAAATCCAAAGGAAAGAATTGGTAGTGGCTCATACAGAGTGACAACATCAGATGGTGAAATCTATGATTTAGATGATGCTTTTGGTGGCCCACTTGGTGATATGTTTCGCAAGATTGCATCTTCTGGTAACTCATTTGAGCGATTAGTAGATAGTAACGCTCAGGCTTTTGTTAAGCGACTATCATCAAAGGGTATTGGCGTTGTTCGACCAACAGATCCTGGATACTTCGAACAGTGGTCACAAACACTGCGTCAACAGTTTGGCAACTCAGCAGTAGTTACTAGAATCGCTGCAGGTGATTCTCTTGAAGATATTACTAAGTGGTTACGCAATTCACCAGAAGGTCGTGACCTTCGTAAGCGTCTTGCGCTTAGGTCAGATGATTCACAAGAGTATGTTGAAAGAATCAATGGATTCGTAGACCAATACCTACCTCTTGAATCTGGACTTCGTGGCAAGATTAAAGAAATTACTGCGGCTGATTTACGTTCAGCTTTTAATGACCCAGAAGATTTGCCACTTATTCACGGCCACGTTCTTGAAGAAAGCATACTTAATAGGTCTGCAGTTCAAGCAGATAAGTTAATTAACAGTGCCTTTAAGTTAATTGGAACATTGCCCGAAGATGCTTGGGCAAGAAATCCTCTTTACATTGACCTATACCGACGTGAAGCACGTCGTCGTCTTGACATTATGACAGGGCAAAAGGTCGAACGTCTTACAGTAGATGAACAAGCTGAGCTAATGGCTCAGTCTCATAAGGTTGCTTTACGTGAGATGAAGGGCATCCTATTTAACATTGAACGCAGAAGTAATCTTGCTACAGCCTTCAAATTTATTAGCCCATTTTTCTCTGCACAAGAAAACTCTTACAAGACTTGGCTCAAGTTAGTAGCAGCTAATCCTGCAATTGTTAATCGTGGTTACCTAGTATGGAACTCACCTAACCAAGCAGGTCTTGTTACAGACCAAGAAGGTAATGAAGTTCCAGCAGGTCAGACCACCGGTAATGACATTATCTGGGTAGGACTTCCAAAGGGAGTTACAAAGATTCCTTTTGTTGGTAAAGGTTTAGAACCTTTTGTTAAGCCAGATGCAAAGCCTGGGGATAAAACTATTTATGGTGGAGGACTAGGTATCCCAAAAGGGTCACTAGATATCTTGTTCCAAGGTGGATTAGATATGCTCTATATGAAGGGCAACCCAAATGTATTTAGCGACATTTTCCCAGTAGGACCTTACGTTGCAATTCCTGTATCAGAGATTGTAAAACGTCAGCCTTCACTAGAAGATTCTTTCAAATGGGCATTGCCATTTGGTCCGTCAAAGGATGCTTTAGCTGGTCTTACTCCTGCGTGGTTCCAAAGACTACGCACTAACGCAGCAGGCCAAGAAGACCCAGCATTTGCTAGAAGCTATATGCTTATCTGGAATACAGAGCAACAGCGTGCAAAGCGTAACGGCAGAGATCCGATACCTGCATCTAAAATTCTAAAAATGACTAAGGATTACTGGAGTATGCGTACTGCAGCTAACTTAATTATGCCATTTGCTCCACGCTTTGAGAGTCCTTACAAGTATTATTTGGACAAGTCACGTGAATATCGTCGTCTATATGGACTCGAAGCAGATGCTAAGTTCTTAGATGACTACCCAGAGTTCTTCTCGTTCTCTGCAAGCCTATCTTCTAACCCAACTAACGTTCAGTCTTCTGTACAAGCAGTTGAAAACATTAAGAAGTATGAAGGTTTAGTATCAGATTTAGTAAAGGTTGAACCTCGCCTTGTAGGTCTTATTACTAATAACTTTGCAGGCTATGAATTTTCTCAAGCAGCATACGATTACCTGTACAGAAAGCGTGTCTCACCAGATTCACCAGAAAAGTTTTTACAATCTCAGTCACCAGCAGAAGCCCAAAAGCGCAATGAAGCTGAAAAGGGATGGATTCAATACAACCGTCTTATGGATATTATTGATAACGATTTACAAGATCGTGGTCTAACTTCAATTCAGCAAAAGGGTGCAGAAGATTTAGCATTTATTAAAGCTGAAGAAATAAGAAAACTTGCTGTAAAAACAGATATTGATGGGAAACCTGTTATCAATGCAAAGACTGGTCAAACTGAACAGACTGCTTGGTATGATGATTACCTAGATTCAGATGGGTCTAAGACCAACCGAGTAATCCTAGGTCTTGGTGCAATTCTTACAGACAAGAAGTTTATTGAAAATAATAAGAACAATGCTACTTGGAAGTCTGTTTCAGCATATCTTGATTTACGCAAAGCAGT